CAAGTCGAAGACCACGAAGAAGAAGGCTTCTGAAGTCACTGATGACGAGCTCGAGGAGCTCGACATCGACAACCTGTAGGCGCGCCACCTACAGAAAACGCGGTGCCCCTCCCGGGATCGGGCCCCCTCATAGGGACCGGGAGGGGCATCGTCTTGTGTGCAGTCCTTGCTATTTCGGGGTCTTGTGAATTAAGATGACTATGACGAACCACTCGGAAGGAGGGGAGATTATGAGTCAGCCAGAATCCAAACTTAGTCGCCGCATCATGGAGGTGCTACGACTGGAGGGTTACTTCTGCTTCAAGGTACACGGTAGCGAGTACATGATGGCAGGCCTACCGGACATCATCGTATGTGCAGAAGGCAAGTTCATCGGAATCGAGGTGAAAATGCCTCAGTCTCGCGGCAATGTCTCCCCTGTCCAGCGGTTGGTCCACACCAAAATCGAGCACGCGGGAGGCGTCGCTCGGGTAGTGTGCTCCCCATCAGAAGCCCTATCCGTCGTAAAGGAAGCCCTCAATGCGTAGTGGTGGTTCAATTGCGCCCTCCCCATACATGGACTACGAGCAACAGTGCATCATATGGCGACAAAGCCTGAGTGAAGCTAACCTCAGAGACCTTGCGTCAGACTTTCTCATGGGCCGCCGCGATGACTCGACGGCTGATGCATTGACTGAATACGAAGATCGCTATGGACCGCTGGATCATGATAAAAAGCGACTACCCGGTAAGGACAAATCGGCTAAGCGCTCCAAGCGATCCGCTAAGCGCCGATCATCACGCTATACATGATTGCCCAGCAATGATATGCGGGGCGATTTAGGAGCAACCTAGCCCCTGCTGATGCATTGCCCAATCATGCATCGCGCGCATATGATGGCCATGAGGTGATCTATATGCCTGGTAAGAAGTATCGCTCTATCAAACACCCTAAGCAATACGAGGCGCTCCGCCGAAGGGGCATGAGCAAATCATCGGCCGCTGCCATCAGTAACTCCTCAGGTAAACGCAAGAAGAAAAAATAGTCTGATATGATCGCATCGACTCGGACGCAGGCGCAAATCTGGTTCGCAGGTCTTCTCAGCTAATCCATTCCATAAAGGAGATACTATGGCTGTCAAGGCCCGTTTCTACGTCCACTCCATCATGAAGACCAACACCGGTTACTCACAGGTGACCCTGAACCCCGTCACCCGCAGCACCGACGATAACATCGACTGGTCGAAGTACACACCGTCTGGGAAGATCGAGATGAACGTGTCCAAGGAAACTCAAGCGGTGAAATGGTTCGAAGCCAAGATGGATGCCGGTGAGGATATCGGCATTACCTTCGACGATCTGCCCGAGTAACACACATTAAACCCCCTCCGGATATGGCGAAACTGGAGGGGGTTTTTTGTGGGCCTACCGCACGTATCAGAACTCTGACTGCACTCGATGATGCAACTTCGCCACGGCATGTTACCTAGTTCTAGGCCCGATTTGCTTGGTGTGGAATTATCATTTAGGTTAGGAGGTCAGTACTGACTTCAGGGACTGGGGTCCGACCCCTTGTGGTTAGCTCTACCTCAAGTGTCGTTGTCTGAAGAGTTGCAGCATTGCCGTTCACGGCAGGCATTACCCTTGTAATACCCACCCGCTCTGAGCCTAAGAACCTGTTTAGAGTCGCTCAGACGACTTAGTCCTCGAGTTCGAGCTCCTCGTCGTCGAGCTCATCTTCGAGGTCCAGCTCCTCGATCTCTTCGACCTCTTCGATCTCCTCGGCCGGCTTGCTGGACTTGCCTGATCCGCGCTTCGCGCCGCGGCTGGCATGCTGTGCCTTCCAGGTCTCGAACTCCGACTTGATCTTCGGGATGTCGGTCTCGAGGAACTCGTAGCGACCACCCGAGCCGACTGCTTCGACGGTCGATGCCGGCGAACGGAAGAACTGCCGAAGCGTCTTGGCCTCGGTACCGAGCAGGGTTGCGACCTGCTTGGCGGCGAGAGTATCGCCTTCCTGGGCCGGCTTCTTCGTAGCCGTCTTGCCCTTGGTCTTCTTCGGGGCGGGCTCGGGTTCGATGTCGTCCTCCTCGAGCAGCTCCTCGTCGAGTTCTTCCTCGTCGAGTTCCTCGTCGAGCTCGTCTTCCAGCTCGTCTTCGAGGTCTTCCTCAAGTTCGGCGATCTCGACCTCGAGCAGGGTTTCGACCAGGTCGGCCTTGCTCCAGCCCTTCACGATCTCGATGTCGTGCTCCTTGGCGAGTGCCTTGAGGTCGGCAAGAGTCTTCTTACCGAGTTCGGACTTTGTGTACAGCGCCATTTGAATTGCTCCTTGGGTTGCGATTTATCGCCCTTTAGCGATAAGTAGACTATATGCCCTTGCCGATAGCATGTCAAGGTTCCCGTCAAAATTAATCGGCTGGTGCCTCCCCCGGGCATTCAGTATTATAGGTATCGTGGTCCAGGGGAACCTCGCACATCCAGCAGCCTACTACTGATTCTTCCTTTGCCAGCTCATCAGAAGCCTCAGAGACAGACCAGTCAAGCTTACCTGTTTCCCCGTTCAATTCAACATCGATGACTGAGTACTGAAGAGCTACCCATACATGCTTCATACTACTTCTTTTCTTTCGGAGTTGTTGAACTTGTTGGCTACCTTCTGAACAGCATCCTTGCTGGCCTGATCCAAGAACTGCTGCGCTGAATAAAGCAGTCGTTCCTGGACAAGGTAAGGTAGACTATCCCAGTCGATACCCAGCTCCTCAGCAAGACGAAGGGCAATCTCCCAACGGGCGTCTTTCATCGGACTACTCATCGGATTACGTGTACTCTCGGTCGGTTTTCATCCCACTTCTGGTGGTTGGTAGGGTGGCGAAGATCGACAATGCGTTCGCTTGCGCCGCAGATGATGCATCGGTCTACAGCTTCACCCGAGACAGCTGCATAGCCATTCTTGTCGGGTCGCTTCAACGTGGCTAGACGGAAGATGGTGGGTCGTCGGCAGTGGGGGCACCAGGAATGAGATTCCATATCCGCTTCAATGCGAGGTGTCCACACCTTCGTAATGATCAGTGGCTTGCGTCGGGTACCAGATCCAACGAATTTACCCTTGACCTTGAAGTTCTTGATCGGAGGCATGAATCCCAAGGCGGGACAGTTGATTGCGGCATTGGTACTGACGGGGAGTATCTTCTTCAACCCATCAAAAGCATCGCGGTATGTGGGATAGCGCTTCGAGCGCCAGGCTGTTTCGCCTTCCTTGAGAATCAGGAGTTTCCATGGTAGGGTATCCGGACTGTAATGAGGGGGTAGTTCGGGGATCTGCTTGAAATAGTCCCGATAGGTCGGATCACGAAGCAACTCCCTCAACGTGATCAGTTCGAGCGAATTCGCCACTGTGATTCTCCTTCAATCAATTGCTGATGCATCAATGCTATATCGCGCGCTTATGCAGTGCAAGGCAGGGAAAGCATAATTTTGCTGACGTTAGCAGTTGACAAGGTTTGACTGATCGCATAAAGTGAACGAAATGCCTGCGTACGCAATACGAAATGCCTACGCACGAAAGACGCAACAGCCCATGGCGCAACATTGAGGGAGTATCATGCCTGTATCACCAACCCGTAAGAAGCTTCGAGATGGTCGTTATGAAGCAGGGCGACAGGATGGTCGCAAAGAAGCATTCGCTGAGGTGCTGACGGTACTCGAAAAGGAGTATGTGAACAGCACTAACCTCAAGTCATCTCCGGAAGACCAGGCCTTACTGAAGTTGGCCACACGAATTGGGAAGCTCGTCCGGGGGGAGGAGTAGTGGTCACACAGGCCGAAGTTGAAAAGTCTCTACGGCTGATCAGCAGAGCATGGGGGAAGAAGCAGGCCGGATATGTCTTCTTCCCATGGATCGATCGCAAGGTTCAACGCGAGACTGGCAAGCGACGCAAGGGTTTCCACGAGGGACCCGCTTTTCTATGGCCCAAGCAGCGAGAAGACATCGTCCAACATATCCTCACCCACACCAATAAGGCACGGGAACATGACGTCTACTGGTCGACCAGCTTGTTTGAGTACCCCATGCGCCGTGAGGATGTGGCCATGGACGAACACGCTCTTTGGGCAGACCTCGATTATGTCGACCCCAGCACCATCGACCAGTATCCCCCCACCATTGCCTGGGAATCGAGTCCGGGTCGTTATCAAGCTCTCTGGGTAGCACAACAGGGCGACTTCCAAGGCTCTTCCTGGCCGGGCAACGAGAACCAGCGCATGACCTATATGCTCGGCGCGGATGCATCGGGCTGGGATTCAGTTCAGCTGCTGAGAGTACCGGGTCTCCCCAATCACAAGCCAGAGAACCGACGGGCTGATGGAACATACCCTCAGGGTAAGATTCTCTGGCACGATGGTCCTTCCTACCTCCCCGGTGATTTCGCTGAGTTGCCTCCAGTTGTCATGGGCCCTGACTCCGAACTTACCGACGCCCTCGCCTCAGACATTGAGGGTGTGGATAGGATCGAGGTTATCGCACGTATCAAACTCAAACTGAACCACCGAGCAAGGGAGCTATTGAATGCCCGAGAAGCAAGCGGGGACAAGTCGGATCAACTCTGGTATCTCATTCGATGCCTTGCTGACGTCGGACTTTCGACCGCGGAGATCGTCTCGGTGGTTCGGGAGACGGTCTGGAACAAGTTCCGGGATCGCCACGATGAACTTCGTCGCCTCATCGCCGAAGCATCGAAAGCCATCGCCAAGCGTTCTGACGAGACTCTTGCGAAGCTGGACAAAGAGGGGGAAGTAGAAAATGAGGTCGAGCGGCCGTCACCTCAGCGTCTTGGTTTCCTCCTCAAGAATATCAAGAAACCGAAGTATCTCATTCAAGGTGTTCTCACTGAAGGTGCATGTGGTTTTATTGCCGGAGAACCGAAGTGCTATAAATCATGGGTGGGCCTCGACCTTGCTCTCTCAGTCGCAACCGGAGCGGATTTTCTTGGCCACTTCAGGGTTCAGAATCCAGGCCCAGTTCTTTACATCCAGGAAGAAGACCCCGCACCCACTCTCAAGAATCGCTCCGCAAAAATCTGGGTGAACAAGAGCACCGACAAGTTCGAGCTTGTTCGGAATGAGAATGAGGCTGGTTTATACTGGCTTCCGCCCGAGCAGGACGCAGCATTCGACCCGAACATCAACGCCTATATCCAGCAGGGTTTGATTATCTCAAATGAAGCCTGGCAGATTTGGTTAGATGAGACACTCGCGGCCGGCATGGATGGCGAACCCTACAGGGTCATGATTATTGACACGCTCATGATGACCGCAGGCGAGGTCGATGAGAATCGGTCACAAGAGATGACCAATAAGATCTTCAAACCGCTCAAGCTACTTTCGAGGAAGCACAATGTTGCAGTCTTGGTCGTTCACCACATGGGTAAAGCTGATCGTGCTCGGCCGGGTCAACGTATGTTGGGTTCGGTCGCCAACCATGCTTGGGGTGAAGACAGTATGTACTTGTCACGATCAGGTCTCAAGGATGTACGCATTGACCTGGAATCAAAGACGGTTCCGGCTGCAACGTATCGTATGACCGATGTCCATAACCTCTGGTGGACACCAACAGTTCAGCCCTGGAGAGAAGATGACACCGAGGCGAATGAAGCCCAAGAGGGTCATTCCACACCCAGCAGGCGAACCAGTCGAGCGCGATCGGAACGCAAGGTTCGCACTGATCCGGCACTGGATGCTCTTCGCGAGGCACCTGTATCGGGGATGAGCACCAGCGAACTTGCCGATGTGCTGAAGGTCAATCGTTCTACGGTACACAAGCGAATGGTGAAGTTGCTTGACGCAAGCAAGGTGCAGCGGGTTCAGCTTCCAGGAGGCACGAATCTTTGGAGAATGCCCGTATGACCTATCATGCTCGATCATGTGATTTATCGCATCACGCATATTGAGCGATTCTGCAATACTTCAGGAATGAATGGGAAGGAAACTCTAATGAATGATCGCACGATCATGATGCGCATTGATTTGGTGGCGCTCGAAACTCGGAAGGAAGAGGATCGACAGGATCAAAAGTGGGGTCAGCAAGACCACCCCGATGGCACTGGACCCACTGACGGGAACCTGAGTGATCGCAATAGAGCTAAGTGGGTTACTCAACGAGAATTCGCCAAACGTAGGGGAACCTGGCGACAGGTTCTTGAGGAGGAAGTAGCTGAAGCTTTCGCTGAAAGCGATCCCGATCTGCTCAAGGCAGAACTCATTCAAGTGGCTGCAGTAGCACAGCAATGGATTCGTGCTATCAATCGCCGGCAAGAAGAACAACAATGAGAAAGAGATGAAACTCTAATGGCTAAGATGCAACCCATTGAGGTTATCTGCCCTGTCTGTGAACAGGTAGTCAAGATCCCCGTCAGGGTTGAGATTCGGGATGCCGAGTTTGCTTACCTGGGAATGGCTGAGCTTCTCCTTGACCCTGATATGAGTGAACTACAGGCTCATATGTTCAAGCATCAACTTGATGATACAGAAGCTATCGCTGAGCTGGGGAATGGCTGATGCCTGAACAAAGGGAGGAGTCAGTAATTCTCACGGAGTTGCATGAACTCTTAAATGAGCTCTCGATCATTCGAGAAGTTGGTGACGAGGGCGACTCATTCAATGACTGGGTATTCATTGGTCATGTCAGCAATCTCGATGATAGTGAGAAGGATGGATACATCACCATGACCCAACGAGGCCTGACCCCTAGTCACATCGTTTATGGTCTACTACGAGAGGCCACCCTACGCTTCGAAGCAGCAAGACTATGACCACCCACTTCAGATTGCTTGTCACTGGATCAAGAGATTGGACAGACAGAGAAGTAATCCAGCTACTGCTAGCAAAGGTGTATGATCAAGTAAAGGATCGAGACCCGATTCTCGTGCATGGGACGGCACGCGGAGTTGATGAGATGTCCTCCAAGATCTGGCTCGAACTAGGGGGTGCAGTAGAGGCTCACCCTGCAGACTGGGATCGCTATGGAAAGCAAGCAGGTTTCGTCAGAAACCAACAGATGGTTGACATGGGCGCAAACTTATGTATAGCATTTATCAAGAACAACTCGCGCGGGGCGTCCGCATGTGCGCGTCTCGCCGAGAAAGCCAGCATCAAGACATGGAGGATTACTGATGAGGGTTAAAGTGGTGGTGAACTTCAACTCTGAAGAGACCCATGATCCGGCCGACATTGTGGGTGTGGCAGCAAGCCTCATCCAGCAGGCCTTCGCCAACATCCCCGGCGTTGCCCTCGTGGGTATCGTCGAAACCAGTGAAGAGGAAGAGGTGCCCGCGTGAGCGTACAAGGTGAAACAAGAGCAGGTATCCCCGGCAAAAGCTGGGTAGTTCGCAAGGCAGGTGGTAAATGGCAACTCGTCAAGAGCTACTGGACCCCCGGGTATACGCCCGCGCATACGGAGAGCCAGGGCGACGCCAAGCGACAGGCCCTTGCGAATCTCGAAGCGCAGCTTGCGGTCATCCAGCAGGGCATCCAAGAGGTGAAGGATCTGCCCTTCATCTGCGAATCAGGCTGCGATGATGCCCTTCCTTACACCGTCGATCCAGAGTGCCCAGTGCACGGGTGGGTATAATGGCCAAATCCCCTCCTCCCACGATATCCAAGATCATTACCGCTTATCCAGATGGTAGTATCATGGAACTGGATCTCCCACTAGGCTGGGAACTTCAGGGCGAGCTGGGCTGGATAGATAATCTCGGTAACTTTATCCCTGAGTTCGGCGTAGATCCTGCTATTGCCAAGATGTACAGCTGGCAACCAGTTGAGCGCCGCACTCTCATCACATACACCACACGAAAGGAAACACACTAATGTCCACTGAACCCATTCCCACCATCTCCACCGAACAAGCTCAGCGCCATGACGTCAATCCCGCAGGTGCCCCGGCTCCAGGTCCCGCGCCAGTATGGCTCCAGGTCCATGTCGGCAATGAGACCTACGATCTGGCCACGCAGGGTCTCATCAATGACCTGCCCGATGACGCCATTCAGGCCATCGCCGGCGCTACCGTTAAGCTGCTGACCCGCCTCCGCGATGAGGCTGAGTAACACGGCTAACCTACTGAGCTCCATTCCCAAGGGTGTGGGGCTCACTAGTGTGTTCTCTCTCGCGCGGGCATACGCGTTCGTGCCCATACGCGCCCCTTCGCATACGCAACCTAAAGGTTGCGGTATGCAACGAAATGCTATGTCTGCAACATATACGGGATATGATAGCTACTTCTGACTGTTGCTTCGACTTTTCCGGATCATTATTTATGCTCAAAAGGGTTGACCCCTCATCGCCGATGCGATAGCATTAGTACATGACCAACGATGAAGCATGGGCTGCGGGTTACCTCTCAGCCTCAGGGACTCTCTTTTTGTCCCATCAAAATGGCAAGTCAACCATCTGGCTCACAGTCAAGTCAACCCTAAGGGAAGATTCCGTTAACCGATTGGGTCAAATCATCGGGTGCAACGTTCGAGACTCGAGCCAAGGCCGCAAACTTACGATTACTGGTGAGCCTCTACATCAGTTTATGCGTAGGGTTTGGGATGGGCTCTCAAGGTCCCGTCAACTGGAGTACGCCAAGCTTAGGAAGGAAGCCCATGCGCTTGTATAGAAATTCACGGGGACAAGTGAAGGTTCCGACTTATGGGCAATGGGCTGCGTATGAACTGGGGATGGCAATCACGGCTATGGTTGTGGCTGTTGCGATTAAAACTGCGCAGCATAAACTCAGGCTGAATGACTGGGAGATGCGGGAGATAGTTCGACAGTGGGCGGAGGATGAGAGCAATGGCTGAAGTGGATTATCGGTATATTGAGGACTGCAAGATACTCGCTCAGGTTGCAGGGCAAGCTCTCTCACATATTCGGTTTGAGGAGCCGATGTGGCGAAAGCTAAGAGATGCTTTGGTACCATTTGATAATCTTGGGAAGTGGGACCCGGAGAAATCTCCTCGGCTAGACGATGATGATCTGATGAGATTACTTGAAGAAGATCCGGAGGACGAAACTGAGGCTGGGGGGAGCACTGGAGGCTAAAAGGAAGGCCCCGGGTCGAGCCCCGGGCTCGACGGAGGGCTAGGCGGAAGGCTGGATGGAGTACTATCCACCTTCCGCTTCCGTATGTCATGCATGCACGTCCCTGGCCCTTCGGGCCGGTCCGCACATCACACTACCAGACGTGGATGAGTCAGAGGGTGGGGAGATTTGTGTCGAGTGGAGGAGGAGGGGATTGAAGGGGGACTGAGACTGAAGAATGCTGCTGTCTGTGTGTCTGATGAGTGTCCGAGTTTGGGGGAATGGGGTAGGGCACGATGAAATCCGGGTGAAGGTAACTGAAGGATGCCAATGGGACAGGGGAAGATTGACAGGTAATTGCCCGGAACAACGTTCAGGGTTTGAGAGTTTGAGAAGAAACCTATAGGGTTTACGGAGCACCTGGATCATGGGAGTTTCGTCCGTCTCGGTACTTTCTGCATTTATTATTGCCCGGACAGGCTCAGAGTATGGAGGTTCGGACATTTTGGCTCGAGTTTGATCTTTTCTTGCAGATCATGTGCACATACGCATATAGGCATAGGTTCCACGGACTCCTTGAGAGCCCCATTTTTTATTAACAGGGTTATGCACAGGACGCCATATGTCCGGAAGTTATGCACAGGGTGGACACATGGTGTCTGAAAGCGCTTTCCCGCGGACACATGGTGAAAGAGGGGCATCTCCTGCGGGTGCATAGGGTCAGGAACGCTCTCAGGAGGCGTCAGGAGCGATCGCATGCCGCGTCGGAATGCTAGCTATCCGCCGTGACCAAACCCCCTTAGGAAGCGCTTTCCGTGTGTTTGAAAATTGAGGGACACATGGCGTCAAATAAACCTTGACAAAGTGAGGGGGTGTGATATGATTTATATATGACGAACCAAACGATTCCCACACCCTATTGCGAACGCGACGAATGCAAGGGCAAAGTCGTTCATGCTGCCGTTTGGCACCAATTCGACTCGTCCGTGCAAGAAGTCGCGTCCAATCGTGACGTCGAAAGAACGTTCGATGATTTCTACGATCGATTCTCGGAAATGATGGTCGATGCCGGGATGCCGTTCCCGAATAACGGGGAAACCGAGACGGATGATGATGAAGCACACGAATTCCGGGACTGGTTTACGGCGCAAGTAATCGGGCAATTTCTTCGCCCGTAATTCGCTCCTCAGGCGCCCCACGAGGGCGTTCTGGGGTGTCAAAAAATGCCAGGAATGCTAGCATACTTCGTGACACAACACCGCGGGAGAACGCCGCAGGCGGCGCCCCACGGGGTCAGGACCCCCATCCTCCCATTCCCGTGCGGAGTTGGGGAACGATCGCGCGATATGATGCGATGCTCATTTCGATAAACTTCCCCGCTTCCGCAACTTCGAGTTCGAATGTGACAACTTCTCCAGTTGTCAACTCGAAAGTCATTTGCACTTTGGGGAGCATTCCCTGCGCCTCATTGAAAATGGCACGGGATGCCAGGGCCTTGACAACGGGGCGCGCATATGCATCGCGCATCGCTTTGCGTTGGCGTCGATTTAGGCGATTGATCATGCATTAATGCTACCACGATATGCGATGCGCGGCAAGGCAATTGGCAATTTTATTTGGGGCGCATGCGCATACCATGACCAGGAGGCAAAGTCAAGGCAACTACGCCAAACAAAGTTTTTAATTTAATTTGGATATTTGCCTTGACGAGGGGGTCGAGTGTGGTATGATTTATATATCGAATCAAATGCACCCCGCAAATGATCGATATGATACAAGGAGTGATACAAATGGCAACGATCAACATCTCCGAACTGGCCACCGAACTCGACACCGACCCCCGCACCGCGCGCAAGTTCATGCGCTCGATCACCCCCGCCGAGGGACAGCCCGGCAAGGGCGGGCGATGGGGCATCGAGAAGCGCGAGGTGCGCTCCCTCAAGACGAAGTTCGCCAAGTTCGCCGCCGAACTCGCCGAGAAGCGCGCATCGCGCGAGGACGCCGATGAGGCGCCCGAGGTCGAGGAACTCGACGCCGAGTAGGCATCGCACGATCGCCCCTGATTCGCAAGGATCGGGGGACGATCGGCGTGTGTTAAAGTTTGAGCGATTTCGCTCGTGACCCCCTCGCGCATGCTGGTGTGGAAGGCTCCAGGCGGCGATCTGAGGCGATTTGAGGCATGCCCCGTATGCTAGCATTCCGAGTGACAAACTCCCCCACACGCTCCTATGCCTCCCTTTCGGGGCGAGGGGGGTTTAATTGAGGAGCAATCGAATCTGGCGAATTTCATGCGAGATGAGGGCGAATTCCCTGACCGCAGAGCGGTAGATCGAGGAGTCGCGCAGTCGCGCATCGGCGAGTGCGGTGATCGTGTTTCGCATTGCGAGTTGATCAGCGAGAGCGTCGGTCAGGGCGGATTCGAGGATTTCCTTGTCATTCATGCTTCTATTCTACCACGACCATCGCGCATGATGCAAGGCCAATTTATGCTTGACATCATGAGCGGGTCATGGTAGCATGGCATTATGACGAATTCACTTACCCGCACCAAGGCCGACCCGAAGCCCGCATTGGGCATTCTCGACACCGCCCATATCGCAAACCAGTGCACCACCGAGTTCATGAATGACAAGGGTGACCACATCCCGATGTTCGAACCGCGCGATGAAGACGTACTCGATTCTCAACTCGACACCCTCTTCAATGCGACTGGCGAACCCCGCCAAACTATCTGGCGCTGAAAGGCCCCGGGGGCCCTCACGAGGGGCTTTTCGGGTGTAGAATGCCAAAAGGGTATGCTAGCATACATGGCGGCCCGATATCGCCGGAAACGCGCTCCAGAACCCCCGCGATCGGAAGATCAAGCGAGGGCCCGGGAGGGGTCAGATGTCGAACTTCTGGAAGTACTCGTTCTGAGTGAGGTCGACCCTCTTGTACGGAAGGCCGGTGAGAAGCGCATCGCCGAAGAACGGAGTCTGGTATGTCGACCCATCCCTGCGAGTCACTTCGTAGACGCGGTAGGTGGTTGCCTGAGTGTCGGTGTTGTTCGTCATACCTTGATGCTATCACGACTTGGCACCAATGCCCTAGGACTATTTTGCCCTAAATAAAACTGATTTGGACCTTGACACTGGCGCTCGGGTCAGGCATAATTGAAATATGACGAACAACACCGCAACTCAAATCGCCGCTCAGGTCGCCTCACGCTACGAGGACCTGAAGTTCGCACCGCTCGACCGCAAGGCCGACACTTCGCGCAACCACAACCGCACCGCACGCCGCGCCCAGAAGCGCAACCACCGCTAGGAGCAGGGATCATGACCGACTTCATCATCCTCAAGCCCGACCGCCGGCGCATCGCGCTCGCCCAACTCCGAGGCCGACTCCGCATCGAGATCAAGACTGGACTGAAGGCTTCGAGCCGCGGTCCTTCGACTCTCGCACTCTGCAAGGAGTGGGGCTACGAAGGTCCCAACCGCAAGGACAAGGCCCTGGATTGGACCCTCGCCGAACTCGAGAAGTACGGCAACTAGACCAAACAGAGGAGGTGCGGTTCGGGTTCGGCCAAGGGCTCTCGGGAAGTCTCCCGGGGGTCTCTTGGTGTGTCGGCTCCTGCAGCTGGGTGTGGAGTGAGAAGTATGCTAGCATGCCAAGCGGTCAAACACCGGCCTTAGACGGACTCTGATGGCCTGATAGCATGATGCTATGACCGACTTACCACATGAGCTCACGACCAAAGGAGAAGAAATCATGAGGAAGGCATTCCAGGAAGCACGATCGCAGGCACTGATCAAGCGCGCACGAAAGGCGCTTAGGCGCACTCCCAGCGATCTCCAGGTAGTGCATGTGCGTGCACGATCGACCGGAGAAATGGTGCTCATGCTCAGTCTCGGGTTCTCCAAGGAGGAGGTTCTCGACCTGGGCCGAGGTGCGGGTCCTCAGCAGTACCTCATGGCAATCTCGCGCGAGGACCTTGACACCAAGCTCGCCATGGCCTAGCATTGAAACATGACGAACCAACTGCCATTTCCCGCCACATGCCCAACCTGCGAGTTCACCTCAACGGACATCTCGCTTCTTCAGAACCACTCCTGCGAGGTCACCTCCAACGGAGGCCGATGCGAGGACTTTCCTTGCTGCGGTCACGAATTCGGCGACTGCAACGGTCTCAAGTATGGCTCTGATGAACAGATCAAGGAGAACGTCTATCGCGCCGCGCATGATGAAGACTTCGCCTACGCGATGGAACAACAGGCCGAGTACGACGACCTTTACTCCCTCTCATGAACGGGCGGATCTTTCACTGGACTCTCACCATAGTCTTCTTTCTCGGGCTATGGGCCGCGCTCACTCAGTTGGAAGGCTCTTTGCCCGAGTGCGAGACCGAGGATTCTACTCATTGCTATTGGGATGGGCAGTCCTCAGGAAATGGCCTTGGCCAGGACATAGTCTCTCCCTAAAAACCACCTCTTCAGACCAAGGGCCCCTGAGAAGGGGTCTTTTGGTGGAGTGTCTATAGGGGAGCCCATATAAGGGACTTATGGTTAGGGCCTGGCTATGGGTGTGCTGGCATAGGGGAGCCTGAGCATAGGGGCCTATATAGGGGGGTATGCCCATAGGGGCGGGTATAGGGGCCTATAGGGATAGGGGTGGGGCATAGGGGTACCCTATACATAGGGGGTATATCAGGGTGATATTATACCATGATATATCCATGATTATCCTCCTATTATTATCCATTGATATCCTCATCATCATCTGGTATAATAACCTCCTCATCATTGCATCATGATTGCCCTTCCTCATTGATCCTTCTGATGCATGCATGATTGAATCTAGATAAGATACTTCCTCTTCTCTTCCTCTTCTTCCTCTCTTCTTCTTCCGATCAAATCAAAATGATATCTATCCTTCTTTCCTCCCTCTTCTATCCTAAAATCTCCCGCATGTCAAGGTCTTGACATAGCAGACCAGAGTGTGATATAGTTGAACCCCCCCCTCTCCCAAACGGGGAAAACACATGGGGGGGAATCTTCCACCAGTCTTCGGCACCTCTGTGAGCTCTTTTGGAAAAAGTTACTACTCTGTCGTTCCCCCTATTGACAGGCAGTCCGGGTTATGCGATGATTGCTACATGACAAAACGACCACCCAGCGACCTGAAGCAGATCTTCCTGATCCAATTCCTTGAACCCGATGAGGTCCTTATCAAAGAGGCTCTCGACTCCTCTCCATACTCCATCTTCAAGTCAGAGCTCTGGCCTTATCCAGACCCTACCACTCCCCAGCTTCCGGACAACAACTGGCACTATCGGGTCGCTCCCCTTCCTCCTGATCTCGCAGGCACAGACCCACAGACGGCGTACGAGTACACGTTCTTCTGCGCAACTGAGGATGAGACTTATTCTCGCACCTGTATTCAGGGTGAGAAGGTCATCTACATCCCAGACACTCATGCGCGAGGGCCCGGGCATATTTACTCTGACAGCGGTCTGAACGAGCACCGTATTTCGGGTTGCTGCGAGTACCACTTCGACAACTGGTTCCGTGAACAAGACATCGAGCAGAATAGCTATGGAGACGTAGAATGATTGCTGCTGCCAGAGATGCGCAAGGAGTAGGATGAGGATATGACACAAATTATTCGGGGAAAGCGACTGCACGTTTGGACGATACCCGGCCAAAGATTCGGCTTCGCTTTTCATCTGCCGAGGACAACGGGCGATTACAAGTACGAGGCTTTGATCTGGTTCTCCAGTCTCCTGATCGGGTGGAAGTATAAGATGGTGAAACCGCCAGCCTGGTCGAAAACTACAGGTACCATCACACATGCGGTGATTACAAGCGAGTCGGATGCCAGCTTCAAACCGGTGTTTTTGATTCGAGACGCTGAAACCGATAAGTTGCGGCCTATGACGGACGCTGACTACCTGGGGGATCCTACACCAGAAGAAGCCATGCCCTTCGAGGATGTCGATGGAGGTGATCCGCGGGATGAGTAAAGATACGCCCCTGAGCCCAAAGGCCCACAAGGACACTATCTCTAGCATTAATTGCGGGCCGATCATCGGTTATGGCGGAGATGCGATCCATGAGGCTTGTGCGGGCTGGATTCCCTCCCCCGTTGAGGAGTTTCTGGAATGCGGGTGCTGGTGTCATATCCGCCGGCGAGCACTAATCCAGCAGGTCATCAGTGAGACGCTATTTGATCGGACGTACTACCTGCCCGATGATACGATAGAGCCCGTTTCCCCCGTTCCTGAGGGAGATGAGGGGAAGAAGCTTCAGGAGAGTCTGGCCAAGTTGGGATACTCTGGCATTACTGATGGGGAGTATCTGAACAAACTGGCCAAGTTAGGTTATTCTCCTATCGATCCCCCTCCCCTTGATCAGGATGATGATGACCCTTCGGAGATTGTCCATGCTTGTCCCCCGGGAGATAAACTACTCACCCCTTGTTGTGGTCAGTCGCCGCATGAGCTTCCATTCTCCGATCGGATGACACTTGATCCGGCACTTGTGACTTGTGGGGGAAAACCGGAAAGCCCGGTATTTGAGGACTTCAAGACTGAGGACTTCAAGATTGCGGATGATGATCCGATCTTCGAGTGGAGTCCTGAGACAGGCGCTCGGTGGAACAGGGAAGAGCAGAGGTATGAGGATGAGTAAGGGACAGACTCCTCGTCACCCAGTGCTGTGGCCTCGGATGAAGATTCGGGGTGCTTATCGTAAGTGGCTGGCCGCTCAGCGAATTGAGACGGTATATATTATGCACCATGCGATTCCGACGGTCGAGAACAACTCCGAAGTTGTTGCCGGCATGCCCATCGCCACAACCTTTCATGCGGGTGTGGAGGGTACTCCCGGGGCGATGAGACTTGAGTTGCGTACCTGGCGGGATGGGTTTGGGCGACCAGCAAAGAGACCAAAATGATGCCGGTTACAAAGAGAATGACACTCACCGTAGATGATGAGTGGTTTTTTCGGGACCCGGGGCTTCCCAGGCAGATCCAGAAATTCATTGCTAAGGAGGCAGGGTATATGATCACAAATATTCTGCTGGATACTGGCATTGAGAAAGGATCGCCGATCTACATTGATTCGCCTCGGCAGCAGACAATTCCCATGACGAGAACCACAGAGATAGACCTGGAGGTTACTTACACTCCTCCCACACCAAAGCGACCTCAGCTTGAAGCGGCTAGCTCGCCTACTGAGCAGGAGACCTTGGGCTCTCGCTACCATCGTGATAGCATTGAGGCATGATACTGCTCATAGGACCACAAGGGTTCATCGTTCATGCTCGAGACTTGCTCAAGGTCACGAATCAAGCTCAGAAGCTCATCACTGACTCAGAGCAAATGCGTGGCAGCGATGAGTGGATCACGGTCATTGCGATGACAGCGAACTCCGCTTGGAGGCCATCGTATTCCCAGCAGGATGCTATGGAGACTGCAGAAGCAATGAACCGATTTTACGTAGCCAAGCATGGGAAGAGATCATGATCGCACTACTGTTGCTGATTCTCTGGGTGTTGGCTGTGCTGTTCGGCATCGGCATTCTGATCGCCCTGGCCTTTCTGCTATGGTGGGTGATTTGGCCGGCGAAGGGTGAGACCTCAGCTGTCCGCGGGCGGTTGTGATGAAAATCCCCTGCCCCGCCTGTAGGACGCCGCTGAGCCCTCTCTGGGAGCCTTGCGATGACCACTTTCATGCACGATTCGTGTGCATTTGTCCGTGGGGCGTCGATATGGTGGTTCCGCTGAAGATTTACCGTGAAGAGGGAGATGGAGACCATGTACATTGGGAAAATCTTAGAGGTTGGTGGGATAATGATGAGAGTCACCCAGCTTCGAGACCTGAGCGGCCGCATGATTCTGCCTGATGAGGTCTTGCAACCATACACGACCTATGATTTCAGTATGGAGCCTGTGCCTGCTGAAGATAATCAAAAGCTTGAGTCACCTTGACCTCAGCATTTTGCTGCATTAGCATTGATTTATGACGAACAACATTGACCACCCGCCCATCGGTGACATGCTCGCAGAGCAGCACAAGATGCAGCCGATCGACCACCTGATCCCGAAGCCCAAGCCGCCGCAGTTTTGGCTGAAGCTGATCCACACAGGCAAGCGGGTTGAGGGACCGTTCGATTCATATGAGAAGGCAATCGCCCGGGGATTTGCTCTTCGTGCTGAGGGTTCGGGACCGATTGAAGTGGAGCGAGGCCAGTGAAGACATCACTACGCGATTTGTCCCATGATCTCACGGGCGCGCCTGATCCCGGCATCCGACTTACAAAGGAAGAACAACAGGATATCGTGACCGGACTTCGTCGGGGAACGCTGGCTCGCATTGCCACCGTGACTTCGGTCACTCACTCGACGAAGGTGGAGAAGTACGACCGCATCGTCGAGATCCTGGAAAGCCACCGTAATGACGTGAGGAACGTCCTGAGTCGGCGAACGGTAGACTGATGATTGACACCATCATGCTGCTGATGGGCATAACTGGTGTGCTGGGTCTCATTTTTATGAGAATCCGACGCCCAGTAGAAACCAAGCAGTTCTTTCTCGATATCGCCCTGACCTTACTGAACCCCTGGTTGAAGCGGCGTATTCGCAAGCGATACAAGCGAGTGCCTCGTCGAAGCGTTGCCTTCCCACCTGAGTTGATACAATACTACAGGCGGCGCTCGGACTCGCGCCGGGAGTACATGCAGCTCTGGGTGGAACGATTCATCGATGTCTGCGATAGTACTGGTACTCGCGTGCCCGACGATATTCTGCCGCCACATAGCCCCCTGCGTCGTACACTGAGGATCTATAGCGATGTATATGAGGTTCATGAGCCTCAGGTTACCAAGCGTAATGGAATGGGCCAGATCAATAATGTTCATCCCCGATTTCATCCACACCCCGTCACTTGCCCCGGTTACTTTAACATGGATGAAGTTAGGGATGGTGGGGGAGTTACCGTCACAACCTATGCTAGCTGTAGTCTTTGTGGGTGGTCGATAAATATGAGTAGAGCTCAGGTATGGGAACTACAAAATGAAGCCTCCCGTAGGAAAATGTACCAGGGCCCCATTGATGGAATACCAGGTGAAAACACAATGAGAGCCATACAAAAACTGAATAGCTACGGATTTCGAGCGGAGGACTTATGATGACCAGCTACCTTACTGAGGTGGGTTTTCCCATCCCGTGGGAGCTATCTCATCAGGTGACAGAGATTACTCTTCCCATTCGCTGCACCACTGATGGATACAGTTGCGGTCGTATCGTGGTGACGGGGGCGAAGAATGATGCCTGCTACATTGCCTGGTATCTCGACCCTGAATACCGAGGCAAGGGTCTCATGTTCGATGCGGTTGCACAAACGTTACCCTGGTTGTTCACTCGTTGGCACCGTGTAGTAGCCATGATATGGCCAGCCAATGCTCGATCTAAGCAGCTTGCGGAGCGTGCAGGGTTTCGCTATGAAGGCACTGCTCGGTTGCTACATAAGCAAGCTGATGGCTCATACATGGACGTGGAATTCTGGGCAATCCTGAGAGAGGATAGTGATGTCGGCGACATTTGAGGGGTTCGATTTCATCCATGAGCTCTATAACAAGGTCCACGATGGCGGCTATGAGCCCACACAAGAGGACATTGAAGAGTGCGCGCGGATCATGCAAATCATCATCGAGGCTCTTCGTCCCGTGATGGAAGCCATGGTTGATATTGCCCACGACGTTGTGCATACCCTGATTGATTGGTATGCTTCGCTTCCTGAGGAGATTCGGGAGGGGCTCAAGCCTTATATGGAGCCAATGGTGGTTATAGAGGAGGGTGTGGACAAGTCCGAGCCCGAGCCTGAGGCAAGGCCACACTTCAGTGAGCCGGTGTTTACAGTACGCCGCGATCAGCCGAACTACATTCCACCCGGGCAATGGGGTACTCCTCATCAGGGCATAGACTTTGGTTTCATTTTTATCGACTCTGAGGATCCAGGTTATGCAGGGCGTGATGATGGAATTCGAGGTCGCCTTGACAGGGGTTCTGGGAGCTGATAGCATCATTACATGACGAACTCGCCCTTGCCCGATAACATACCTAGGTATGCTATTTTTAAAGGCAAAAGAGCTAGGATTGTAGGTTACGATGGTGGTAAATTTGACATCATCGATAATCGAGACAACAAACGACGGGTCACCCGACTTCAACTCAAGTTTCTCAAGGACAAGTGATAGAATGGCTACAGCAGCAGTTCCCACTGAGATGATTTCCACTACGGAGGCCATCAACCAACTTTGGTACGCGATGCCAGAGTCGGAACGAGACAACCTGAGTCGTGAAACTTTCGAGGAGGCGGTTCGCCAAACTCGCAACCTAATGCTCGACGAGGTGTTCGATAAGTACGAGCTCGGTTATCGTCGAGGAGTCAATCACATCTTGGCTCCTGGGACCGTCGATACCAACGTGAAGACCTGGCGAGTCGAACAAACAGCTGCTCTCCCAGACTGAGGAGGGGAGGTCCCGGTCAACAGGCGACTGCGGTAGGTCCGATATCTTCGGAACAAGAACCGGGACACACAACTAAATACTCCGGCACCAAAATCGAGTCCTTCTGGCGACTCCGTCCATCCAGATGATGGCCCCGGCGCTTTAGCTCTGCGGGGAACGAGCTACTAATAACTGAATACCTGTCTCGCAATGCATAGAGTACCCGCGCATAACAACCGGGGTGGCAAGGACAGGCGGTTTTGTTCCCCGTGCAGTAAACGGCCAACAGGGAACCTAGGGCACACACGGATCGGGAGCGCCCCATACCGCAGGTGAGGGTTTAGGCGGCACAATTTCATATGGGACGGTAGCTCACTCGGTAGAGCGACTGGCAGGTTGAGTGCGCACATGTGCCTGTTACAGGAGGTAGGAAGTTCGATTCTTCCCCGTTCCACAATGCGAGGCCGACACCCAGCGGTGCAAAGTTGCAACCCTCGCAGAAGTCCTAGGTCTTGCTCAAGATAATTACAGCTAAGCCGGCTATGAGCACGAGGCTGTCCCTAGGCACTAAACTTCACATAGACTGCCTCGGGCCATGTTCGTCATAGCTCGCCCGGGGCGCGGGGCCCTTATGAGCCGGGGGTCAATTGGGATTACGGTATAGACAGGCTACCATGACTGCCCTCCCCGCATTCACTTTTAAAAAAAGCCTTGACATGCTAGGCTAGATGCTATAGCATTATTAAGTACCGCTTCATCAACCAACTACAAGGAGAAACAAATGAAGAAGCTCATTCTCGCCCTGGTCGCAGTTGCGGCTCTGACGTTCGGGTTCGCATCGCCGGCACAGGCCGCACCTCCGCGGGGGGTGAGCCTCTACTACAACACCCATGGCACCGCTGAGGACCCCAACCAGACCGTGTCGTACTCGGTGCGAAACACGGGCACGCTCAATCAGACCATCGTGCTCGAGTACAACACTGAAGATGGCTCCATCTTGCAGACGGCTCCCATCGTGATCGAACCCGGTTCCGAGCTCGTCGTCTACGGACTCACTCTCGTCGAGGGCAATGGGGTCGTACTCAGCGCGACACTGCTCACTGTCTCGGGTTCGAAACTCGATGCGATCCGGGTACGCGACTCGCGCTAACTCATCGACTGGGGGGCCGCCCTTCTTCCCCCAAGAGGCGGCCTCCCTTCGTTGTTTAACTGAACACCAAAGGAGATCCGAAATGAGTCCCGAAATGTTCTACACACTGCTAATGGTAATTGCGCTCTGCGTCGCCGGTTCCGTACTAGGGGCCTTTTTTTATGGCTTCCATTGTGGCGCCAGGTTCCAGGTACAGAGACCAGATCCCACACCCGAATGGGTGCCAGAGGTTCATGACATTGTACCTGATGAGATTATGCTCGAGGTAGCATATTTGCCCTCGAGCACGGGGCCCATTTCAATAGAAGCCCCAGCAAGCTTTGGGGAGATCGTAGGATCGGTCGATATCATCGCTGACCTTCATGCCCAGCTCGCTCGAGCTGAGCGCCTAAGGAAGCGATACCTGCGTCTCCTACGTGAAGAGCGCAAAATGGCCCTTGGCATGTTCGCCCGCCAAGACTTGCATTACTCACCGTACTGGAAGCGATGGGTAAATGCGCGCATGCAAATCATCAATGAGTTTGATTTTGGGGAATCCTCAAGTAGCGTACAAATCGCCAATACGCGATAATCGAGTCATTGCATCATCAATGATTTGAGTTCGTGAGGATGAACCTGCATTGACGATTACCCGGACTTTTGATACGATTCTCCTGACGAAGGGCTAATATGGACTGGGTAATTGTGACCTTGCAGGTCATCATAGTAATTTACCTGGTTGTTCTCAGCCGCGATATCGCAAAGCTGGGTGTGGAAGTTCGAAAGCTTCGGCATGAGATGGAGAAGTGGCGAGTACGCCAGTCGAAAATTAAGTCCCGTGTTGCTAATACTGGTATCCCCGTTGTCGATGCGACGGTTCGTACCATTCGTCGAGATACTGATGACCTCCCCCTTACTGGACGCATGTCCACTGGGCTGCATAGAAAGAAGAGGGACTTTGGCACAACCAATGACGATCGACTTTAGTCGAGCGGATGATATCATTCAGCACTCATCTTCAGTTGAGGCTAGTAAGCCTCGGGGTGCAGATGGGAAACTGCTGACTGAGAAGCAAATTCGTGCTCGAGCGAGGCGTCGTATGAAACGCAATGAGGCGATGTCTCAAGAAGAACTCGAGTGGCTATACAAGCCCATTGAGGAATGGGATCTTGAAGAACTAGCTCGTGGTCGTCCCCGTGGTAAGAATGGTAAATTCACAGGGCCAGCACCGAAGTGGATTACCAGGGATATTCATGAGCGAGCCATGGAGAAATACACAGCAGCGCTCAAGACGAATATGCGTGCCACAACGGTTGATGCTATGGAGATGATCCAAGAGCTGATTACCAACGAGGATGTTGATGAAAAGGGAAAGCCAATCGTACCGCCGGGCACAAAACTGGAAGCTGCCAAGTTCCTCATCGAACATGTGGTGGGCAAGCCGACTCAACGCATTGAGAACGACGTTTCGGTCAAGCTTCAGGGAATCCTCGGCCAAGTCATGGTCAACCCGCAAGAACTAACGGCAAGCGGTCATCAGACCTATCAGCCGGCACACTACCCAGGCATTACCATGAAACTCGCGAATGAGAAGGAGTATGACGATGACGATGACTTCCTCCCAGAGGACGCCTGATCCTGACGAAGAGTGCCGAATCTGCGGTACCAAACGAGAAGAACATGGTGATCGTAACCATGAGTTCAGTTCTGATGGGGTCTTAGTGCCGAAGAAAGCACCTGAACCTCCTCGTGAGCAAGCACCACAGCGGCGATCTTATGGAGGCGAGGCTAAGCCTGATCCGACTGCGGCATACCTTCGTTTGGTGGAACGGTTGATCGCCAAGAACCTCCTCAATGGAGAGGACTTGATCTACATCTTTGGTGGCGGAAATGCTCATTCTTGAGGGCATCCTCCACACCCACCTGAGGCAATACGCACTCGCGGCTGCACCTAGAGAAGCGGTGGGGTTAATCCTCAGTGACCTAACGGTGATTCGCCTACCCAATTATGCGAGTGCGCCCGAGCATCAATTCAAGGTGTCAAAAAAAGACATCGTTACTGCCCTGGCTGATGAGGAAACTCTCTCAGAGGTAGTATTCTGGCATTCTCATCCTTTAGGTGGACTTGGTCCATCACGGATTGATATGAAGCAGAGAACGCTGTTCAATCATCACCTCGTACTTTCTGTCGTCGAGAATGACATCGTCCCATCCTGGTATTAGAATCGTCCCCTGAACGCGTGATATGATGTTCCTGACCTAGGACTTTAAACTCACGATCAGGGACTCTAATGACCAACCTGAAGACGATAGTATCGCATTCAGTATTTCGGCCTATCCCCAAGGGTAGTCCTATGGATTCGGTCTTGGCCGTTTTGTTCCATCGTTCAGCCGCGACCCTCTACTTCATCTATTCCCTCTGGGCCATTTCTGCGCTGGTTGTTGGAATCTTACCCATTACAGAGAACCTCGGATCAACCATCGGTACGCTGGTTTTTCCCCTTCTCATCGTGTTGACCGCTGCTCCCGCGGGTATTGGAGCCACCTTCTGGCCGAATATGGCAAGACTAGAGCTCTTTTCGGGCTCTTCTTTTTGTATGGTTCTGCTAATCTACCTGTACTTCATTGGAGCCCGTGCCGTTACTGGAGAAGGCAATTGGGCTGGTCTTCTAGTAAGCCTGTCTTTCCTAGTTATCCCAGTGGCAAGAACAGTAATTGTCACCCTCCTTCTACTTCGTCAAGCTGAGGAACGTAAGATTCAGGGAGACTAGGATGTTCGGTCTATTGCCCGACTGGGTAGGTGATACTCTCACCATTATAGCTACCGTTCTCGGACTTCCGGGCATCATCCTCTTTCTACTAAGTCGAAAGCAGGCTAACCGAAAGCTTGAGGTTGAAGAGGGCGGACTGACTGTAGATCAGTTCAATGCGGCCTTGCCCGCATATAAGGATCTGCTGGATCGAGCTAATACAGAGCGCAAAGAAGCGGTCGATGAAAGAAAAGAAGCACTAGGTAGGGTAGGTGCACTAACCGATCAACTTCGTGAGACCCGGGATGAAGTTGACGACTTGGAAGACAAGTTGGTGCTTGCTGTAGAGCTGATTGAAACCATTCTCCATCGAAGTGAAGTACAATTTACTCCTGAGGATCATAAGAAACTCGCAAGAATCAAGCCCTCTCCGGAAAGGTTCCGGGAGAGTGACGAGGAAGGATAGGCGATGGCATATCAACATCCCTTCCCGGAATCCACGGTAACAAGTGAGTGGGGCGAAACTGCAGGTCGTCCCAATCCCCATCGTGGTCGGGATTACGCGCCTGGCGGGCCACCTGCGCCAAGCATTGTGAACGGAGTTATCGTTCGCAGCGAGTACCAGACGGGACTCGGCAACGTAGTCGTCGTGAAGAACGACATCGATGGCTACAACATCGGCTATTGTCATCTCGCCGAACGATGGGTTTCCGTCGGTCAGCGGGTGGGTGTGGGAACAAACATCGGAGTGGTCGGCAACACCGGCACGCTCTCCGGTGGTCGTCACCTGCACTTCACTGTACAGACAGCAGGCCTCAACAACCCATCATCTGGGGCAACTATCGACCCGCGTGTTTACATTAACTCGGGTTCGTCAGTTGCCGGTGGGGGTGGCTCGACCAGTGGACTTACTACTGACACTCAGAAGAAATTCCAGCAGTTCCTCACGAACATCAGTCTCTACGATGGTCTGGTGGATGGGGCTTTTGGGCCGAAGAGTTGGGCAGCTGTTCAGGCCTACCTCCTCTCACAGGGTAGCCACTTCTATTCGGGTCCAGCTGACGGTGTACCTGGTGCTAACACCATCAAGGGCATGCAGCGAGTTGCAGCTATTGGTGGTTACGACGGACCCATTGATGGAGTTTGGGGAACCAACTCTGACAAGGGTCTTAGCACCTGGCTTACGGCAGCTCTTGCTCCTACTCCTCCTCCTGCCACTGGGGGTACAGGGGGTGAGCATGGTGATCCAATTCCGACGGCAACTCAACGCGCATTCCAGGAACTTCTCACCCGTTTGAGTATGTATACCGGTTTGCTCGATGGGCTCTGGGGTCCGCTTTCCTGGAAGGCGATTCAGCAGTACATGACCAACAAAGGTGTCTATTCGGGAGCCGTCGATGGCGATCCCGGTCAGCTCACCTACGAGGGTCTACAAAAATTGGGGGCCAAGGCTGGTTATACTGGTCCGATTGATGGAATCTTCGGTCCGAAGTCGAATGAGGCTTTGTCTAACTATCTGGCCGCTGAGCTCGCAGGTACTGGTGGTATTCCCACCACGCCTCCGCCCTCAAGTGCTCCTGGTATTCCCGTTCTCGAAGCCGGTTTCATGTTCGGCATCGATATCTCGAGGTACCAGGACGGCATCGATCTCAAGGCGGCATACGCAGGCGGCGTTAAGTTCTCCGGCTTCAAGGTCGGTGGCGCTAATGGCAGCGAGGTTTACACGGATCGCAAGTATGTCGACTTCATCAACACTGCACGAGAGATCGAGAACTCGCAGGTAATCCACTACTGGTTCAATGGTCGTGCCGGAGGCATCACGCCGGCCGATGCTGCGAGCGAGATGATGGATCGCATGTTGCTCGAAGAGGGCGATATCATTGCTCTGGACATCGAGGCTGAGACTGCCACGAACCTTGTTGCCTACTCACCTCAGGAGGCGCTGGAGTTCATTGCTGGTCTTCAGTCGGAACTCGGACCTGCACTCAAGGTCGCTCACTACATGAGCTCCTCTGTTGAGCGCGCTGCTAACTGGTCGGCCTCCAAGGCCCTCGGTCACCCCCTCTGGGCAGCGGCATATAACTCGAACGATGGCACCATGTCGGGTGGAGGCCCCAGCCTCTCCGATCCCGATGCGGACTGGACTGACTGGGCAATCTGGCAATATGCCAGCCAGATCGGTCGCATTCCCGGGTGGGGTGGTAATATCGATATGAACGTCGCCAAGTCGAACATCTTCGAGCTGTACGGCTACAAGGCGACTACCACGGAGCCTGAACCCGAGATCGATTGGGAACAGCGCTTCAACGAACTGTACTCCGAGGTGGATGCAACTGCCTCGAAGTATGGTATCTACGCAACCGCGTAAGAAAGGAATACAATGCAGTCCTTGCTCGCAAAGTTCGCCCCGGCACTCCTGCCGATGGCGGTGCTTCTTCTCGGAGGCCTTCAGAACGCCTACGCGGATAACACCGTCACTGACACCGAGATGTGGCAGCTCATCGCTCTCGGCGCGGGTGCTCTCGTCACGTTCATCGTCCCGCTGCTCCAGGGACCATGGGCCGCTGGTCTGAAGACCGGTGCCAACGTCCTGGCCGCGGTGGCTGCGCTCATCATCCCGATGCTGCCACAGTTCGAATGGTCAACATCCGCAGTGCTGTTCGTCGTGGTGGGTGCCATCCAGGCACTCTCGGCTGAGATCGGGGTCGGTGTGCGACTCGATCAGGCAAAGGAGGTCATCGACTCCCGGGAGAATCCCGCAGTGCCGACGATTACCACGCTCGATCCGAGGGCGGTCGCAGTGGTCGCCGCGGACGGTCTGCACTAAGTTCTCATGCACCGAGGGGTCCCTGCTTGCGTAGCTAAAGCAGGGGCCCTTTGGTTTGACCGAAAGGCAACTCATGTCTGGTGTTCGAGGGCGGCGGGCTCATGCCTAACACCGTCTTCCCGAAGGGTACCGATGCCCTTACCGCTTCTGATAAACTTCGTCTCCAAAGCACCACTGGACAAGAAGTTGACTCACAGGCTCCTGTCGACCCTTACCATTGGTATGGTGGGGTGGGCCCCGATGATGAGGCGATTGCCGTAGCTGAACGTGAGCGACGTACTCGGGCTCGCGCGCTTCGGCAGAGCGAGGTCAATCGGTATCGGGAATCCCAGTACTAACTCACCCCAGTAATGGGATAATATCGACTTGACATCCAGGAGGTTTAGATGCCGCTCGGTATCGGTAAAGTCAAGGGTCAGTACATGACAGCGGTCGTGGATACAACGGATCCCGATGCTGAACCCGACCTTGTTCCACTGAAAGGTACCATTACTTTCGATCTCAATGTTCCCGTCGTCGTCAATCCAAACGATTTTGCCAATCCGCGACTCATTGCTTCGTCGCCCTTTACCGGGATTCTGGACAGCTTGGGTTGGTTGACTACTCCAATCGCAGGCGCGGCGGGAACCCTTCGTGAGTTGGCTCTAGTAGCCAATGATGATCCAGATAACAGCCCAACTAACACACAATACCTGGTCACTTATAGTCTGCTCACGGCAGATGATCGACCAATCACAATCACTCCACACCTCATCACGATCAACTCGGGGGCGACACTCGACTTGCCTCTGGTGTCTCCCGTTGAACCCGCTCCTCCGCAGCAGACCATGGGCATCATTGTTGCGATGACCCAGGCTGAGTACGATGCTCTCACTCCTCCTGAGTACCAAGTAACACTCATCATCGCATAGTAGAAAGAGATAGATCATGGCTGGACTTACCCAGGCGCTGCAGCAGTCGGTCCTCGACTCCGCGACGCTGTTTCCCACGTCGGGCGCAACCGATCACATTGGCTACTCCACCAACGGATCCTCGGAATCGGTGGCGGTCATCGCTGCTCGTACTCCGATTGGTGCGACTGGTTGGGCTGCAGCCACTGCAGCGACCCCTTCGGTCAAGGCGAACAACGCAGCACTCACCTCGGCAGCAGCGGTTGGCGCCGGCACGATCACCCACGTGGCGATCTTCTCAGCACTTACCTCGGGCACTCAGAAGACGGACTGGCAGGCACTGGGCACGTCGCGTACCCTCGCCATCTCGGACCAGATCACCTGGGCCATCGGTTCCATCGCGGTTACGCTCGACTAGTTCTTCCCCTTCCTCTCGAGAGGGGGTGAGTCATGGTTATCCAGTTTGTTCGCGACCTTATAACGGATACTGATAAGACCAACGGTACAGGTGGTCTCATCTTCACCGTTAATACTGGTGGCGTGCAGATCGGTGAGACCATCATCCTTGGCATTGTTGTCGATAACCTCACCGGCACGACACCCACTATCTCGTCCATCCAGAAGGGCTCTGAGCCGGCTAACTGGACATTAATTAACACTGATGGCTCGGCTTCTAGCTCGGCTGGCGGCGGCCAGATGACGTTCCTGTACGCCCTGAAAGCGACCATTGTTTGGCCAGTTGCCAGTTACTCGATCACGCTTAGTGGTGCAGTCACGGCGAAGGCGGCAATCGGCGCGATCTTCTCTGGTGTTGGAGCCTTAAGTTCCACTTCGATCAACACAGGTTCTGGTAGTGCAGATATTGGTGTTGGCGGAGTTGGAGATCTATTTATTGGGCTTGCTGGCGAGCAGGACAATGCTGCGCTCGTTGGCGATGCTGATGTGGTTTCGGGTAGTTGGTCCACGATCCAAACTGCGTTTACGACCGGTGGTGGCGCGGCAGCGAACATCTCCGCAGGTATGCAGTGGAAGATTCTCAATGCTGCAAATGGGCAGTCGTATGAGGTATCCGGATCAACTGGCGCTACTGGGCTGATCATCGCGAGGTTCCTCCAGGCAGGAGGAGCATTACATGCAGGTACAGCAACGATCGCGGTTTCTAGTGCAGTTAATGCAACTGCCGCCGCACGATTGGCAGCTAGTGTAACAGTTGCTGCAGTTACTACTGTTACTGCTGATGCAGGAGTAGCAGGTTCGGGAACTCAGTATCCCGGTTCAGCAACCATCGCGATTAGTAGCACAAGTGCCGCGACAGTTG